GTATCATCATATTCCATTATATGGCCACTCTCTGATTCAAACACTCTATTATAAGGGTATAGTGTAGAATAAGGTATTTCTGGTTGGTCAAAGGTATCACCATCTGACGCAGCTATACTACTACCATCGGCCGCCGTGACTGGATTAAAGTCTGCGGTGGCCACACCAGTTATTCTTGTAGACCTACGAAGTGTAAGGGATAGGTGTGGATTGGTCTCCTCTGCGTCCTCCTTGAGATTGACAGCAAGTCTGTTCGTATCTACTTCATCCTTGTACTTTGGATATACACCGTTAGGGTCATAAAATCCTTTGTCTGTATTTGCCAACTCAAATGGCCGGCCAGGTATACTACCACATACAACTGGTTCTTGCATACTGTCACCATCTCTAAAGTAACCAAACACCCAACTTCCCTCTACTAGAAAACTAGGACTATGGCCAAGGCCAGAGATAGACGCACCCGTTACAGGCATTACGCATTGTGACCATGGTAAGTCGGCCGTTGGTAAATCGGTCTTATTATCTGTATGAATGCCGATACAACGCACCTTCACTCTTCCGAGGTATTGAGGGTCCATTCTGTCTTCTACGACACCAGTAAACCAATTAAATCCGTTACGGCCTGCAAAATTTTTGTCTGTAGTCATTTTATTTTTCTCGATATATTGTTTGTTTTAATACGCTAGCCATACGCATTTATGAACCATTTACTCCACTCTTACGCAAGACTGACTTTATCTTTGAGTACCATGTTAAACCCTTGTTCTTACTTACATTTCTAACTGCGTAAAGGTCATCTTTAGTCATAAATGTATAGTCTTTTAGTTCCTCATAGAGGCCACTCTTACCCTTATAAAAGAAGGCATACTTTAATTGATAGTATTTCTCTATTAATCTATCTTGTACACTTTCAACACTCATTGTTTGTCTTCCTTTGGTTCACATTGTTGGCAACATTCAGTTGTTCCACAGTTAATATGTATGTCTTTGTCAGGTAAAGGTTGTGATGGCCATTGTACTGGCGATTTCTTACTGTTTTCTGTATTCTTTATAGTGTCACTCATTTGTTCTATGCCTTTCTCTATCTATTGCCTCTGACATGGCCTTTATACATGGCTATGCTCGGAAGCGTCGGAAACTCTCTAATCTCAAAGTTCATCTAAATCATATAAAGATATAGCTTCTGCTTTATCTTCCTTTTTTTCTAATACTTCTAATCCCTCTGGCATTTGTGTAGGTACACTATCTTTAACAGCACGAATATTCATTGTGTGTTTTTGATTTACTACATCAAAGTTATGTTTTAATGATAGTAATAAGTATCGCCCACTATAATAAGGGTTTAGTTTTTGTGCTTCGTCATGTGCAACAGGACGCTGGTCAGGTAATGCAAAACTTATCATCTCACCTACATTTATTCTTGTCTGTCCTGGTACTGTCATTAACAAGTGAAAGTTTGCTAATTGAGCTCTTTGTGTTATCTTATGTGGTATTATATCTTCAGGTGGTGTAAACTCATAATCATTATGTACTTTTTTTGTATCTACTACTGACATTAACTTTGCCATAGGGTAGTCTGAAAATGCCTTTTCTTCTTCTAAAAATACTAATGGTCTTAAATACTTTTCGGTCACCTTACCACCATCTTCGTGTTCAGTATGAAAATATGCACCAAAATTGTCATGGTAATCATAATCAAATGTTTTAATTTGTTTATTATATATGTCATGCGTAATAAGTCGATTTGCATATAAACCAGCGTTTAATTCTTCTAATGTATTGACTACATCTACAAAAGAATAACTATCTGGCGACTGTAAATCTTTTTCTACATCTATGTTTTTATCTGGTGTACGCACACTAGCAGGTTGCATTGCGTAAGCTTCAGTAATAGGTCTTGCTGTATGACCACCCATAGCCATCATGGATTCAAAACTTCTAAAATTAAAACCACCTGTGTCTTCATAAAATAGATAACCTGCGTTTGTATAGTTCTTTGCGATAGCATGGTTACATAAAAACTTTATTGTCTTAAATGGTTTTAAATTTGGTATAACAAACTTTGTATTAGTAGCAGTAGGTTCTACAACTAAAGACTTTGTACTACCTAAAAACTTATCATCTTTTACAATCTCATTGACCATATTTTCTATTGGTCCTTCAAATGCTTTTGATATTCTTGTTATACTATTTTTAATTGCTTCTTTACTTGTAAAGTGTATTCTATAAACTTGTGTTCTTGCTGTACCGCCTGAATTACGAATCTTATCAACTTTATATACATTTAAAGTATTACCTAATGCTTCTATATATTTTATTTCTGGTTGACCTGGTGTAAATACATGAAGTTCTATTCTTTCATTGCCTGTAAGAGGCAACATAGTTCTAAAATCTTGTCCATCAGCCACATCTATACTACCATTAATACATGGCATAGTAACATCTTCTATTAAAGAAACGGTCATTGTTTGTGGAAGTATATTAGCACGAAAGGCTTTCTCGCTACCCTCTGCTTTTCTAAATGATATGATGTTACAGGTTTTTAATCTAAAATCACCTGCGTAATTGATTATGTTATCTTTGTTGTCTGAAGCTGCCATATCTCATTATCTTTTTACTAGTGATTCAAATTCATCTATGAACAATTGTAAATATGCCTGGTCAAGCAATTTAATTTGTCTTTTTTGGTCTTGTATTCTTGATTCGTATTCATAATTAGATACAGATTGTCCGTCTGCGTCTGTACTATTTACTTCTACTTTATATGAAAAGTCACCAGGTCCATTACCATTTGTTACACCACTTGTTTGGTCTTTTTCATAATGATGTACTGCGCCTGGATTATCGTACTTTTGTTTTACATATTCCTCAAATGCACTATTTGTTAATGGCCAGTCATAAAATCTATCTGTAATATCATTCATTAAACATATTACCCAAAAATAATCTGTACTGCCAAAGTGTTTATATGATATACTTTCTGGTGTGTCACCATCTTGTACATCATAAGAAGCAAACATAGCTAGATTGTCTTTGATACCATCTCTGACTTTTAATCTTCTAAAAATATCTGTAACTACTTTTTCATTGCCTGTATTAGCAATGTCATATAGTCTTTTAGGGAATGTTTCAAAGTATTGTGGCATTTTTAATATCCGTCAACTATTTCTCGTTTTGTTAATATTGTTGTTTCTGTAAATGTTAGTGATAATGATATATTTACTGGAGCTGCGCCTTCATTATCAAACTGTCTAAATGTTTGAAAGTTATCTCCACCATAATCTACTTCAACACTATTACATACACATCTACTTAATTCATGTAAGTAATTATTCTTTTGGTCATTGTAGGCATAATGTATTTCAAACTCTGATGGTACTCTAAAGTATCTACCACCACTTGCCATATCTAACTCGGGGTGCATATGAAATTTGAAAAACTTAATTATCTTTTGTACTGTTTGTGCCTCTTGTTTGTTTCTTGCCATTAAACTAAATGTATAACTAAACTGTCTAGGATTAATTCTTTCAAATACTGCCTCACTAAAATTGTTTTCAGCAGTAGCAGTTACTTTTGTTATTGCACCACCTATGTCACCTAAACCTGCAGCTTCACCTAAACCTACTGCCATTTTTCTAGCAGCAGTTAACATACCACCACCAATGCCTTTTAAAAATTCATTTACCATACCAGATGTATCACTAGCTGCCATTGCTTTTGATACTGTGCCTGCCATCATACCTGCAAGACCTAATTCACTATGACCTGTTTCTGCACTATAACTTGCCTTAATACCTGGTGGCATATACAATGCAACACCGCCTGTTACTGTACTATGTGTTTGTAAACCACCTGTTAATACACTATTAGCTGCTGGTCTACCAATTGATATTGGTTCACCGCCTCGTCTTGTTTTTAATTTTTTAATCTTGTAACTAGTACCAGTTTTTTGTGCAAAATCTTGGTTGCTATCGTACTTATCTTCACTATCAATAGCAAGACCTTTATTCTTTTCGTAAAATTCTTTGTCAATAGATTTTAATGACTTATTATTTGATATAGAATAGAATATCATGTAATGGCCACCATCTTGGCCTAGGTCTTCTGGAAACTGTATGTGTTGAAACTCTAAAGGGTTTCTTGTTAAGTGTGCTGTAGGCGATTTACTATGGTCTAATTCTAATGGATTTTTCTTTAATAAATCAACAGCGGCCGCTTTGGGGTTTTGAGATATACCTCTGCTACTGCCTAAGAATGAGCTGGCTGCACCTATGATTTGACTTAACTTAATTGATGGCATATAAATAATCCTAACTATTATGTAATATTTATAAGAGAAATGACAATGGCATACAAAGGAATATATAAACCAACCCACCCAAAGAAATACGCTGGTGACCCTAATAAAATCATATATCGGTCTAATTGGGAGCGTAAGTTCATGGTATACTGCGATAGAAATGATGATATAATTTATTGGGCAAGTGAAGAATTAGCAATACCATACTATAGTCCCATTGATAAGAAAGTTCATAGGTACTTTCCCGACTTTATCATAAAAACTTCTAAAGGCAAGCGTTTTATGATTGAAATAAAACCTGCCAAATATCTTAAACCACCTAAACCAGGTAAACGAAAGACTAGACGATTCTTTGGCGAACAAGTTGAGTTTATTCGTAATCAAGCAAAATGGAAAGCTGCAAGTAAATATTGTGAAGACCAAAATATGGAATTTAAAGTGTTTACTGAAAGAGAATTAGGTATCTATTAATCGCTTTGTAGAGAGTCTTTAAAATTCTTATCTGCTGAACCTGAATCTTCACTCATATGATTTTGATTTGATGATACTGTATTTACTTTAGCACCCTCGTTCATAATATTTACATTACCACCACCGTTAGCACCGTTACCTGCACCAACAAATTCTGCTGACTCTGAATTAATCTGACCGCCTGTTGCACCACCTGTTGTTGTGCCACCTGTACCTGAAACTGCCTCACCAGTTTTTCTAATTGCATAATGATTGAAACCTTTTGTTTCATAATATGGTTCAAATTTACCTTGTCCCATTTTTGATAATTCAGCGGCATATTGACCAGCTTCTGCTTCATCATTACGACCAAACTTAACTTTATCGCCTTTTGTATCCATCACATCACCATTTTCATTTGTAATAATGGTAGGATTTTGCATGGCAATACCCTCTGCAATAGAGGCGTCACCTGTACCAGCAGTATTAAGTGTTTCAGCACCTGCTTCACCACCTGTACCTAATATTTTTTCTTTTAATGCTTTTGCCTTGTCGCCAATAAATGGTAGACCCTCAACTGATTCTAAAATACCAACTAACAAGTTTTGCATAAGTTCTTTTATTTTTTTAAATGGTGCCATTGCAAATTCTATTATCTGGTCTTTTATTTCAGTAAACTTGTCAACAATACCTTTTGATACTTCAGCAATCTTTTCTGGTATGGTAACAGTTACAAAATTAACTGCGTCTGTAAAGAAACCTTTTATACTTGTTACAATGCCAGTAAAAAATTCTATTACATTATTAGAAATCTCTGTATATTTTTCTGGTACGGTTACAGTAAAGAAATTACCAATATCTGTCCATAAATTCTTAATTGGTGTTACAATATTGTCATTAAAAAAGTTTGTTATACTATCTT